ATTTTATTATATATTGAGTCTCCTGTCAAGATTTCATTTAGAGCAAGATACAAAGCACAGAATGTTTTTCCTGTTCCAGCAAAACCGTGTAGCATTAGATGATAGCCTTGTCGATATGAACTGAATGCTTTCTCCTGATTTGCTGTGAGAGGCTTGATTGTTCTTAACTCAAAATGAGCAGCCTGCTTCTGTTGTGCTTCTGGTTGTGGTCTCTTGTTCTTTGGTTTTCTAGACATGTTGTCTCCTTTAAAAGCAAAAGGGAACGAATCACCTGCGTGACCATTCCCTTTTGAAACTTGCGACTTTCTTTTTGACTTTAAACCTCTTTTGGTATGTGCCATCTTTTTTCTAATACATCCTTTTTGGCACCTGGAGCAGTTTCCTTGATGCGACCTAAAACATACTTCTGGAAATCTGATGGAGGTTTTGTGATGCCCATGCCGACAGGATCAGCAATGTTGATGCGAAATGTTTGAACGAGATTTGGAAAATCCACTAAAAACTCTTGGAGTTGTTCATATGTCAAATCATATACAAACTCTTCGCCCGTCTCTTTGTCTTCGAAACTGTAAATCATAATACTATTTATAATCCTTCATTCTAAAAATCGTTATTAGCAGTCACATATTCTTTTATGATAGTGAAAAAGTTACCAAACAAGAATCCAATAGAGATACCCGACCACTCTCGTAGTGTATCGGGTAATGGTGTGCCGGGATATACTGTTTGGAGATATACGGAAGCAGATACAATAGAAAGTATCAGCAGGACAGATAGAATCCATCCGCTGATTAGAATGCCTGTAACAAGATTTTTAGTTCTTGAGCTTGGTTTCATGTTATTTGGTTGTTCTGTCATCTTGTCTGTATTTAGCAAACATCATTTGCCTTTCAGCGCGGCGCGGATTTGATTGAGCAGAGAGACTGGCACATGCTCAGGACACTGCTCGTTTACTTCCCACAGCATCTTCCGCAGCCGCTCGTTGGCCTTGATGGTTCCCCACAACAGCTTGTCGTTCTCTTGCCCCTTGGCGTCAGCGTGGGCCAAGTCAGCCCGCAGCCGTTCGATTTCGGCCTGTTGTTCAGCAATCACATGATCATTTGATGTGATGACCTCATCCTTATCAGCGATTTGATCCTTCAACTCCGATATATAGAGTTTATGAAATGTGTCATGGAAACTCTCATAGATGTCCTTGCGTATTGTTTCATAGTCAGTCATTGATCCACTCCGGTGTTTCACGCTTTGTCCATTTGTGCATCCTTGCCTTAGCCACACGATAGTAGTTGCGATAGGATGCGACAGAATCGTTTGGCACTTTGTATTCGTCAGGCATTGCTGGTGTTACTGGTGTTAGATAGAACACGCGAATGTTATGAGGTGTGCCCTTGAGCCATTCACTCATGCTATCACACTTATGTACTTTGCCATACCGATGAGTGTATTCGGCCAGTAATCCTAAGAAGTGGCAATAGAGCCAGTTATAGTTGTTGTTAGATGCGCGGGACCACACTGCCGAAGGGTGTGAAACATGCGTGGCTGAATATAGATGCTGCTCACGCTCATCAGGCAAACGCCAACGCTTGACATTACGACCAGTCTTGGTCTTGTCAATATATTGTTCGCCATCAAGAACGCGATGAGCGGTGGACAAAAGCTGTGCGGTCTCGAGGATCATCTTGACCACATGCTTGTCCACCATCCACATCGCAGACTGGATTGGATCTTTATCGATTGCGAAAATGTTCACGATGTATAGTTACCGCCATGATCTACAGGCGCACAAGTATCCTCCGGCAAACGCGGATTCGCAAGAGGATAATCGCAATAGTCTTCAATAGATTCCTGCTCGGCCGCTACGGCAGGCGTAGCACCAAGCATAACAGCGCCTGTTACCGCAGTCAAAAGACTGGCAACGATTAGCGACTTCGACTTATTTTTCATAACAAAACCCTTTACATAATAAATCTAGTCTTCGATAGCGTCAATCCTGAATACCTGATTGGGTGAAACATTCAGTGTACGATCCAAATCGATACTACCGTCTGGATTCCATGAACGAACACGGATCTTCTTGACGCCCGCAGGCACCTTCCATGTTGCGTTATTGCGTTGAGTTGCAGCGGTGGCTACAGCAGCAAAAAAAGGCAGGGCTGATAACCCTGCTACAAGGGAGCGTCTAAGCATTTGTATTTCCTCATTTTGTTATAGTTATATTTATACCTTACTTGAGGAAGTTGGCCACATCGATACCGTCCATGGAATCCCAGTCGGGATCAACAGAGTAGGTACCACCAGCGTACTCGCCACCATTCTTCATGCCGATTTCGGCCAGCAAGCGGTCAGCCATAGCGTCGGCGTGATCCTTTAGAGCATTACGGGCTGCCTTCTTAGCGGGCGCCGACGGTGTCTGCTTGGACTGGCGAACCTTGACCGGCTTAGATGCCTTCGGCGCCTTAGCGACCTTGGCCTTCTTCTGCTTCGGAGTAGCAGCAGCACCGCGCTTGGCTGGCGGCACCCACTGGTAGTCACGGGTAGCGGAATCACCGTCGGAGATAAACTTGTACTCAGTCACGGTACGACCAGTCTTGACAGTCTCAATCTCATAGCCGCGAAGCTTGAGATAGCAGACATACTTGGAAGCATAGGCGCCTTGGCCTACGTGCTTTTCAATCTGGGCGGGAGTGGCCGAACCCTTCTCTTTAAGGAAGGCAAGGGCGCGATCATGGGCAGCAATCTTAGTCATGTGTGTGTTTTCCTGTGTTTGTTGAGTTAACTTGGATATAATAGCAGGTATATCCAGACCTGTCAAGCCCAAATGAAGTCTTCAGGCGTTTCGCGGTGGATTTCTTCCAGAACAGCACGAACATCGGAACGAATAGCGCGGGGTTCGTACATGTAGACATAGGCATAGATGGTGGCCTCGTCGCGCATTCCACGTTCAACAGCCGTCCAGACCAGTTCTTGGATATCCATAATGAAGTCCTTCATTCGTGCCATTATCTCTTCTCCCTAAAAGATTCCATCCATTCGACCAAAAGGTCCGTTGCTTCCTTGCGCGGAATATCAAATACCCGCTGAACATAGGGAGTGGCACCAAACATGTTGGTGATCCCGGAATCACGCAAGGCGTTTAGGTAATCGAACACTCGTACCTTGTCAGTCATTAGCGAAGGTTCCTTTCGGGGTTGCAGAAATCAACATCCTCAGCAAACTTTTGTGCGAGGGAAATGAAAGTCATAAAGTCGGAAACATCACCCTTGCGAGCCGCTTGAAAAGCCTCAGCGATATAGTTGGCAGCCAATCGAATATTGGCGTTCGGATGATTTGCAACCGTAGCGTGAAACTTTGCTTTTTCGCGGGCAGTCTTGATCGGGCGGTAGGTCTTCATGGATTTCTCTCTCATTGTCATATATTATAGATGGGGACGGCAAGTCGGTTTTTCAAGTGTTCCGATTGCATACCAGTTATGCGGCTGCCGCAGATCGGCTCTTGAATCCAGCATGACGCAGGGTAATGGCCTTACGACCCGTATTGAAAGCCGAACCACGATCATTACGAAACGTCAATTCTGCCTTTTTGGGCTTCCGGTACTTAGCCACCGTGATACAACCACCACGTTCAAAATAGTTAAGAATCAACTGGTTCATGTCCATCGTTTTCGTCTCTCTCATTGTCATATACTATAGATGGGGACGTCAACCCCGATTTTCAAGAGCGGAATTCATGTTTGTTTGCATACCTGCTATGCGACCACCGCATGGCTAAGTCATTGATTTCATTGGGATGGGGTTTTCGGCTAAGTGCTTGATATCATTGGGTCTGATTCCAGCCGCGGTAGGAAGCGGCTGGAGCGGCTGCCTCAGGCCGCGATGGATCGTACCGCCCGCTCCTGAGCCGTCTGGAGGAGAGCTTGCCTATCAATCTGCGGGACATCAACCCGCTGGCAGTTACGAGCCCAAACCCAGACCACGTCCTGATAGACCTCAGCAACCTTACCATTGCGTAAGGCCTTCTTTACCTTAACGTCAGAGGTGGCGATAGCCAGCTTGTATTCGCTGGAAGAGCGATATCCCATACCGTAGGTTGCAACCATCTGGACTACAA